GTCCCCAGTTTGATGTGCAACTGCTCATCTAATACCTGCTCTCCCGTCCGCTTCAATCGCGCCCGGGTGATCGGCACAATCCAGCGGTCGTGTGTGTGTCCCGAAACAACGATCTTCGCGTCGGGCAAATAGACGGCCTTCCGGCTGGTTTGAATTACGTCCTTTGTGACCGGCCCGCCCCCGCCGTAGCCGTGATGGTAAGCCATTGGAATCGTATGCACTTTCCCGCCTGACTTTTCATATTCAAACACCCACACCACCCAGCCCGCGTAAGTCCCGCGCTCGCAACCCAAAGCGAAAGCAAGGCGGTCGGTTAAGTCGGTTTCATGGCGTCCGAGTATCGCGGTTTCATGGTTTCCCGGCGTGATAAACTTTATCAGATGGCGGTACGGCTCAAAGAATTCGGCCGTGGTTTTTACAAGCGCGTCCAAATAATTACCCTGCTGATGTTCCGGCCGCATTTCGCCTTTGCTGGATCGTTTATCGAACTTCCCTTGCATGGCGCAAAACAGGTCGCCAAATATCAGTACGGGCGCATCAGCCGCCTTCGCTTCTTCAAGGTGACGAATAAGTAGCGCCCGGTCGCATTTAGGGTTATCAATGTGCAGATCGGAAAGTAAAAGCGCCCGGCCATGCCAGTCTGAAGTATACCTGTACCGCACCCGAATATGGAGCGTGTAAGGCTGCGTTTTTTCGAGTGTCAGGTCGTTTATCATTTTCGCCTTTTGGATGCGTAATAGTGAAAAATAACCGGAATACCATCGCGGTCATCAATATGTACCGCGTTTTCCATGATGCCAACAGAAAGCCCCAGAGACAGAGCAGCCCGGACAATCCGCCACCGCTGATCTCCATTCGCCACCCGCACATCCACCGCCCGGCCGGATAAGTGCATCGAATAGTTAGCACCGCCGATCATGGCGTTTTTTTCCGGTGTGCGGTAAGATGAATTTAAAACGAACGGGAACCCTGCCAGTTCGCGGCATTTGTCCAGTTTGTCCAAAAACGCCGGGTTCATTTTATCGCTCACGTCTTGACCATCCATTCGAAAGTCGGCCGCCGTGAAATATTTTAGTTTCTTCATTTTATTTCAGGTTTGGAAATTTTTGCGATAATTGAACGATCAACCCCTCTACCCGCGCCTCGAGCCGTGCGCGCTCCATGTCGCACTTTCGTATTTCATCAATCTGCTGATCTATTCGGGCGCTCTGCTTTGATATAGTTTCCTTTAGTTCGGCCACCTGTGCGTTGTTGGTGGTGTGTAAAAACACAATGGCGACGGAAAGCAGCACCACGTTACCGCCTTGTTGGCGCACCCAGTCGCCGAAAAATTTGTAAGCCTCGCTCATGGTTGATTCTTTGAAAAGCGGGCGAAGGCGTTACCCTCCGCCCGCATAGGACAAAACAGACAGGTTAGTTTTTTTTCGGCACGATCGGCGCAATCGGCGTAGCCGTGAACCACACCCGCAAAATCAGAATGATTGCAGGGAAAATGCTTGCAATGGTTTGGAAAACATTTTCCCCGGCTTTGATGTCATGCACCGCCTCCACCACTTGTGGCCCGGCCTGCTCAATGGCTGCCAGTTGTTCGGGCGTCACCTCGCTTGCGGTCAAAAAGCCCGTAAGCAGGTCGCCGCCCACCAGTAAAAGTGTTGATGCGCTGAAAAGCACGATCTTAGATTGATACCATTTTTTCGGTTCCATATCTGTATTTTTAAGTGAACTAATCCATTTTATTTAGCACCCACATCCCGATAAGCAGCGGCACAATAAACAGACAGTACATGACCGCGAACACGGCTATACAAATACCATTTTTGATGCCTAATTTGCTCATGGGTGGACTTTTTCAATAACCCAAAGCAGGGCGTTAGCGATGAAAGAAACGATCACCAGCCCGGCCAAAATTGGAATGGCGATAAGCCCGGCAGCGCAATAGAAGCCGTTTTTTAGAAATAGATTCATCATAAGCGAAGTATAAATTTTAGATCAAGAGATACCCAGCGGTTTGGCGCTTCTTTGAACAAGTCCACCGCCGATATTTCAGGTGTAATGGTATCCGAGCCATCGTAACGGCGTATCCTTATCCAGTTGCGCGAAATAATATCCAGCATAAAGTTCTGTGTTCCCTGCCTATAAACCAAGCGCCCGGCGGCATTTCGGCGGATTGATGCGGTAATCGGTGCGCCGCCGTCAACACGCATAATACATTGCACGGATTCGGCCTGTTGCCCGGTTTCCTCATCAGCAGCGCCCAAAAATTCAGCGGCCAAAAGGTTGTTTGTTACGTCGTAATAATCCGAGCCGATAAGTGCGGTAAGCGCCGTGTTGGCCGCTGCAAGTTGAGCGCGGAACTTCGCTATGCGGGCGACCTTTGCCGCCTGCTCTGCGAGTTTAGCGCCCTCCAAAAATACCGGCCCGATAATGGCGTTGACTACCGATGCCGTATCCGTACCAATAGGCGTTTCTTCCGTCACAATGCGCCCGGACTGGTAGGTTGTTTTCGTGACCGTGTAGAAGATGCCGCCCCGGTTTTCATAAGCAACGGCGGTTGTGTCGGGCTGATCTTGCGCGAACAGACCGAGCGGGAAAAGAAGAAGGAAAATGATGTGTTTCATATTTTAGTGTTTGTTTTATCCGCGTTGCATGATTACCCAATTAGTGCCGTCGCTTACCAGCAGCGCCCACGCACCATCGGCGGCTGGCAGGATGCTTGTTGTTGGAGATGCGGTTGGAGGGTCGGTAATTGCAATAATATTTGAGCTTGCAGAAACAACCGTTTGCGCCTGTATGGTTTTGATGGTAATTTCCCGCCCGTCCCAGTCGGCTGCATTTGGAAGAGTAATTGTTGTAGATGACGAGCGGTTTACAATTATCCATGTGTCGTCGTCGAGTACCGCGTAAGGGGTTGCTGTTACAGTTACGGGCGTTTTGCGACCGAGTGAGCCGGATATTTGTAGTTTGTTTTTGGGATTGTTTGACGACCCAATGCCGATATTGCCATTATTTTCAATAACAAAGCGCTGGGTAGATGATGTTGCGCCGTTTGCCGTGGTGTTAATTGTTAGGCGCGATCCGCCTGCTGTGGTACTCCATGTTTCGGCAGCCCGGGCAGATATAAGAACCGCTGATGCGCTCGAAAACGCATCCCCATTATGACCTCGAAAAGCAAAATTGCATATAATGTCGTTATTATTAAGCCCGGCCGGTGATGACAATGTTCCGTTTGCGCGCCGAACCACAAATGAAGGGCTACCGCCATATCTATCATAAGAAAAAGCACCTGCATCCCCGCCCTGAGTGCCGACAACTTGTAAGAGAAATGTAGGGTCTGGAAAATTCAGACCTAAGCGGCTGTTGGTTGCGTCATAAAACAAATTACTCGACCCCGACGCCCGCCCATTCGCATCCGCAAACAACACCCGCCCCGCCGTATCCAGCCCCGTCCCCGTAGCCGAAAGTAACGGCGCTTCCCATCCACCCGGCTTGTAATACTCCAGCGCCCCGATCGTGCTATTGTATCGGACAATACCGTTGTCATCCGGTAGCGCCGGCCGCTGCAAAGTTGTACCGTTTGGCACTACAATACCAGTTGTACCGCCGACTGCAACAAGATTGCCGTCGTCTGTAATTAGTGAACTTCCTAATTGCGATGCGGAAGTCCACTTTGGTATCGTGTTGGCTGTTGGTGTGCCGCTTATTGTCGGGTGCCCGGTTGTGTTGAGCGCGCTGCCCGACATAGACAGGTTTGTGCCTAAAGTAATCGCGGAAACGTTGCCCGTACTTCCGCGACCGAGTAGGTTAGATGAAGAGAGCGCAACCTGATTAACGCTTCCGTCCCCAGCTGCATTTCGAGCCAAAACGCTATTCCCTGTAATGTCCTGAAACTTATCAAAATTAACGGCGTTGTCTGCTATCCCAGCCGTCGCCACCGTGCCAAACCCCAAAGTAGTACCCGACCTACGCAACACAAATCCGTCTGTACCCGCGTTTATTTCGGCGAAATCCCCGGCGCTGTTTGCGCTTCGCCCAACTACCGAAAGCCCGGCGGCTGCGCTGTTCTGCATTTTTGCAAAGGTGATAGCGTCGTTCGCTACCTTTATCGTGCTTATCGCCGACGTGTCCACCGTCCACGTAGCGCCCGATCCGGTCACGTCTATATCGCCTTTGTCGCCGTCGGTCACGCCGCCGCTGGATGGGAAGCCGATAAAGTTCGTAACCCCGGAAGCGTCTAAGGTGTTCGCTACTATCTTAACCTTGGTATCGCTTTCAATGGTTAGTGAATCATTTTCAACAAGCGTGTAAGTGTTGGCGTCTGGACTTGAAATTCGGACTGTGCCGCCCGAATTACTAATGCCGATTGCTTCGCCGTCGCCCGTGTCGTATTGGAATCCAAAATACCCTAACACATTTGGTATAGTGTTATCCGGTACGTTGCCCGACCCGCTATAAATACCGCTGCTATCCACGCCCGGCCGCCAATTAGTCCCGTTCCATTCCAGCGGCGTCCCGGTGGCTGCACCCCACCCGCCGTTAAGGTCGTCAACCGATAGTGTTTTGTTGCCGACGTTTGTAGAGTCCACCACGTCGGCGTCAATCGTCCAAGTAGCGCCCGACCCGGATACTGTTATGTCGCCCTTGTCGCCGTCCGTTACGCCAGCACCACCGCCGCCGATACTGTCGTTTGCTATCACCCACGCTGAACCATTGTATTTGATTATTTGCCCGGCGCTTGCTCCGTTCGCTGCAATGTCCTCGAGTAAGATTGTAGCGTTGGCGATTTTCCCGGTAGTGATTGCGTTTGTGTCAACTGTCCATGTAGCCCCCGAGGAAGTCACGTCTATATCGCCCTTATCCCCGTCGGTCAAAGTAAAGCCGTCAAATATCTCCGAAAAAGTGAGCGCGGTAGAATTTATGGTCATTTCCGGCTCTGAAGAAGTGGTAAGCCTAAAAAATTTGCCACCATTAGCGGTGCCCCTTTTGATGTAAACAATAACGCCGCCATTCAATTCGTCATTTACGTCTAAATCGGTCGCGCGCGACCAAGCGCCCGAAGAAACAACCCAAATTCCGTTTTCGGACGCGGTATTTTGGTTTTTCACTAAAACGCGATTGTTTGCAAACAAATTTATACCGTCTATTGATTGGGTTCCGCTTAACGTAATATTGCCAGTTGTGGCGACTAAAGCGTTTAATTTAACACTACTCGCTGATGTCCTTACGTTTATTGTTGGATTGCCAGATACGCCATCGGGGAAGCCGATACTAAGGGCGGCGGTTGAAGCGGCATCGGCTGAAACGGCTATACTTCTTGTCGCCCAAGTATTTGTTGCAGTCCTTACGGCGATTCCATTTGTACTAAGCCCCTCCACCGCTGCAAGGTCATCTGCAAGCGCAAGTGTAATATTTCCGCTCGACGTGATAGGGCTATTACTTACGGTTATGCCAGCGGCCGGTGCGGTAATGCCCACCGATGTAACTGTGCCGCTATTTGTGGCCGCAATCGTAACCGTCCCCGCGCTGCTCGACCCGCCTGTCGATAGACTAATACCAGCACCTTCGATTAATTGCACCGACCCGCCCGAATTAGACAGGGTTACTGTGTGGCTGGTGGCGTCGGATGTGTTGGCGATTGTTTGCAGTTCGTTAGTGTCTGATTGGTCTGCTGCTGTAAGTGCAAAGTTCGGGTAATTAGAAACAACCGTTATTCCGGTTCCGGTTATCCCGACCGTCTGATCGGGCGCCGAATTAGTCACCGTCACCGTGCCGCCGGATATACTTGTGGATATTCCAGTTCCAGCCGATACCCCTATAACCGGAAGCGTAACACCGCTTCCATTCGATATTGAAAGCGATTGGCCGGATAAAGAAAGGTCTTGTAATTCGTTTATCGTAGAGCCGTCGTTTTCAGTTGCTGTTATTGTGATAGTGCCGCCGTTCGAACTTGTTGTTTCTGTAATCGCAACAATGCCACCGCCCGCAATAGTTACAGCGTTCCCGGTTGTCGTATTTGTTGTAATCGTGGCGGTCGTACCCGATCCAGCACCTACGCCTAAAATACCCTCGTTCGAGGCTGATCCGTCTGACTCGGTGCTGGTCACGGTAAAATTAGGGTAGGTGCCCGTAACTGTTGAGATGCCCGCGCCTGTAATCGCCACCGTCTGATCGGGTGCGGCATTCGTTACCGTCACCGTGCCGATGCTCGACGATACAGATATTCCGGTTCCGGCCGATACGCCTACTACGGGCAATGTTACGCCTGTGCCGCTGGATATTCCGAGCGATTGACCCGAAAGGGTAAGGTTCTGTATTTCATTTGTTGCGCTACCGTCCGCCTCGGTACTGGTTATGGTGAAATTCGGATATGTGCCCGTTACAACCGAAATCCCCGCCCCGGTTATCGCCACCGTCTGATCGGGCGAAGCGTTGGTAATTGTCAGCGTTGAATCGGTTGTCGATAATGTAATGCCCGTACCTTGCGCAAAGGCTACATCCGTCCCTGAAGAGCTATTAAGAATGTAAGGCGAAGAAGCACCCGTCCAACTTAAATCCGTCGAACCCGCGCCGCCTGTATTGTCCGCCGCCGCCGCCCATGCTGTGCCGTTCCACTTAATCACCTGTCCGTTAGATGCGCTGTTTTGGCCGATGTCTTCAAACAGGATTGTGCCGTCTAATATTTTCCCGGTTGTGACCGCGCCCGTGTCAATAGTCCACGTTGCGCCGGAAGCCGTCACGTCAATATCCCCCTTATCCCCATCCGTTACCCCGGCCGCCACCGTTGACCATTGCAGTTGGCCGCCCGTCGTAAATTGCAGGTATTGGCCATCTGTTCCGGTTGTTGCCGGAAGTGTGTATGTTATATCCGCCGACTGTGCGCCGACCTGAATTTGCGTGTAGTTGGTTCCCGATCCGGTAGGCTCTAACATGCGCAACTTTGCACCACCTGTGCCGCCCCAAAGTTCGATATTCCCGGTTGAGCGAAGGCCGACCTTAGAAGCGGAAATCAAAACAGAAGAAGCCAGCGAAGGGTCGGCCAAATAAACCGTGTCGCCAAAATCGTCCATGATAAATGCGGTATTGCCGCTTGGCCACTCAAAGCGCAAATAACTATTAAGTGGCAAGGTCGCGTCGGTGTTGGTTGGTATATCTCCGTCGCCACTATAAATGCCATTGCCGTCTGTCCCGGTATTGTCGGCAGCGGGTCGCCAGTTAGTACCGTTCCACTTTAGCACGGATCCGTTTTGTACACCCCACGAACCGTTAAGGTCGCTAAGGCTAAGCGTCTTGTCGCCTACTTTTGTCGAGTCAATGGCATTATTATCTACTTTGATATTCGTGACCGCCGATGTGTCAATAGTCCACACAGTACCCGAAGCACTCACATCAATATCGCCCTTATCGCCGTCACTTACACCACCGCCACCGCCACCGCCGCCCGCGTTAATAACCACCCACGCGCCCGAACGGTAGTAGTACAGCGAATCGCAGCCATTTATAACGAAGACGCTTTGGCCTTTGCCCGGCGTGTAAGCAGGGGCTGCACAACCGCCGATAGTCTGGATGCGTTCACCGGCAAGATTCCACGCGCCACCGTAGTAGGCGTACAAATCAAGATTCGCGGTATCAATCGCCCACGCCGAACCGGAAGCCGACGGTGTGTGCGAAGGCGTTGTAGCGGTGTAAGGGATGCCCGCTGTTTTGAAAATTTGCGCCGATCCCGAAAGCGCGAAAAGAGAAAATAGGATTGCTAATTTGTATCTCATGGCGTACCAATTTTTTTAATGATTCCGGCCGGGATTGCATCATTCCCCGGCGCTACTACATATAATTGTCCTGTCGTTAATCCGTCGGCCATTGCGGCGTCGTCATCCACATAAGGCCCGAACACCTGAATAAAGTTGTCGCCGGAAGGTATCACCAGTTCGCCGTCGTAATCACCTATCGCGCCCACCCGGTTCATTCTTACAGAGTAATCGCAAGAAACGCGATACTCCCTCGGCTTTTCTTCAAACGCGTCTGTTTGGCCTTCATAATTCAACCAGTCAATACTAATCAGTTGACCGCCGATCAGCACGTCGCCCCGGAAGTAGTCCAGCACGTCCCGCAAAATTTTTGCAATATTATTAGCCAGCGAGTAAGAATCTGCATAGCAGTCCACCTGCACCATCACCGCGTCCACGTCGCCGGAGCCGGTCTTTGTCGCGTTAGGCTGCACCATCACGATATTAATAGCCACGGCCGGCAAAGTGTATTGTATCGGGAATACCCCCGGATACACACGGTTTTGCAGCGCCGTGTTGGCGGTATTGTCATTCGCAATAATTGCGCGTATTGGCCCGGATATATTCATAATACAACCTTTAAGACGCCTTCAGGTATAGCGTCGTTACCTTTGTCAACAATATATATATCACCCGCTTCAAGTCCGTCTGCAATCGCCGCTGTATCGTCAACGTATTTACTCAAAGTCCAAGATTTCCAACGCGAATCCCCGGCGTCCCAAATTAACAGGTCTTTATCCGCCGCACCGCCGGGCAACTTAAATGCACTTAATAACGGCTTCTTCAGGATAAAAGACGATGCCGGATAATCCAGTAGCAGCGTCCCGGTTACGTCGAGGCTTGTGTCGTTATCCTGACTGGTGGCCGATATTGTCAAATCCTCAAAAAAGCCCTTGATCGGGTGAACGATCGTCACCACGTCACCGTCCACAAAGTCGCCAAATACCAGGGTCTGCTCAATATCTATTGTAGTCTTAGCGCCCGCCGCGATTTCTCCGTCCGTAGTGGCATAGGCCACCGGGCGCAAAATAGAGGCCGACGGGCTGCCTATGTTTTCCGTTTGCGGGCCGCCACCCGCCCCTGCATTACCCGAAGGTACGTTGTCCTGCGAAGGGTCGGGCGCTGTATAGGTATATTTTTTGCGCTTGATAGGCGTGGCTGGTACACCTTCCGCACCGTAGTGTAATTCGAACCAGTTACCCGTCAATTCGTCCCGCGACGCGTTGAACGTTCCGCCCATCAGCAGGTAGCGCGTTGAAGCAATTTTAAACGGCTTCTTCAGATCAAACCCGCCCGTAAGGGTGCCGTTCATCCGTTTGATCGGCTTGTTTTGGCCTTTGAACGTGTACTCTGAAAGTATTTCAAGTATTGGTTTGTTCCGGGTTGCGTTGCCCACACCCCAGTTTTGTGTATTGGTTAGGGACGTAGAAGAGGCGCCTGTCTTTAAGCGGCCTATCGAATTGGGGTTAACATAATAATCTCCGACCAATGTGTTAATAACTGCAATGGCTGTGTTAGTAGCCGCTTCGTTTGAGTCTGTAAAATACACCACTTCGTCATCATTCAAAGACGGTTGCCCAAAAGAAAGCACCTCCAGCCACGCATTATCAAAGTCCCAACTAATCGTAAAGTCCCCCAAAAATAGGTTTTGTTCCGCGCCGGAACCGTCAAAGGTTTTAACGCCAACTAAATCCATAGCGAACTCTGAAGTGCCAGCCGAAGAACCCTCGAGTAGCGGCGGCGAAGTCCAGTTTATCGGTATGGTATAGTTTAGCGTTTGCCCCGTCGAAGGTCGCGGCCATGCCGACAATATGTAAGATATACGGCTTCCGCTTCCGGTTTCCCACGACGCATTAGAGTACGACCAGTTGTAGAACTGTATTTGATACTGCCTAAGCGCGTACTTTGTCCCGACCTTGATCTTGATCTCAAAAATAAATAGCAGTTGTTGCGCTGAACCTGTGTAGTCATCATTTGTGACTGTCAGATTTATATTGCCTGTAAGCCGTAGCGTAGTTTGTCCGCCGTTGGTTTCGACGGGCTGGTATATGGTTAGGGTTTTATTGCTATTGTCTATCTGTGCGCTTCCGATCAAATTCACGCGGTTGTTCACCTCGTGGATTATCCGGGTATGCCGAAGCGGCGGAAGGTAATCGTATTGTACAAGTGTAAGCCGTGCGCCATTTACGGTCTGATCTATGTCGTTTGCGCCGCTTATTGTTGAATTACTTAAATACGATCCGGCTTTGCTATATCGCCGCGATTCGACATTAGTAGAAGTTCGGTATGTGATCTGATCCACAAAATAAGCGCCGTCAACGTGGTATATCCTACACCCGAACGTCGTGCAGATATTGTTAATAACATCCCAACAAGACTTGTATTCGCGCTCCCCTTTCGTCTTAAAATCGTAAAAAGTAGCGTGATCCACCCACGATAAATAGAGCGGGTCGTTTGACTTTGAACTGGTCATTGTTTCCTCCCACCAGTCCACCGACGTTATCAAGAAAATATCCGTACTGTTGTAATGCCTGTCTATGTGACTAAGTTTGGTTATGGCGTTTGTCAGGTGAGTGATCAAACGCGCATCACCAAAGTAGGGGTCGCCGTCATTATTGTACGGTATATTCTTCAGCGCTGCCAGTCCGTCCGTAGCCTTAAGCGTAAAAAGGTACGGATATTGAATATCCTCGTAAATAGAAATATCCGGCATAACCCGGCCGATCCATTGCCGCGCGAACCCGTCGCCCCGGGTGATGTAAACCGTAAATCGCCCTTCCTGACTTGCTGCCAGTTCATGAATAATATCCTCGCTGGTTTCCCCGGTAATTAATATACTAATTTCCGCCTCCGATCCAATCACCGCCGAATACCGTTCCCCGTTTTCATTTCCGTACCTTATCGAAATACCTGGCTCTGCCAGTTCGATCTCCACCGAATCGCCCGTATGCTCACTATCCCAAATTTCCACGTCAAAGCGTGAGCCTCTAAGATTGTAAAAAGTACTATGAAAACGTTTGGCCATTATCTAAACCTGTTACGCTGTTTTTCTGTACGTTCAAGAAGCACCAATAGATCGTTGCCGCTGATGCGTGTTTGTAGTTCCATGCCCCCGGAAGGCTCGATAAGGTTTTTTAGTTTTGATAGCGGCGCTATAACTTCCGGGTTTGTGGATGCGCCGGGGTATTCGCCGACAAGTCCGAGGGTCGGGCCGTACACGACGCCACCGTCGGCGAATTTAGCAGCCCCCACTACCCGCTTAAATGCGGCGGATGCAATAACGCCCGCGCCCGCTGCTATTGGAATTGCAGCCGGACCGAGTGCGGCAATGGCTGGCGCTTTGGCTGTATTAGCAATTATTTGAGCCACAAATTGCTGCACCAATTTACCAATAACATCACCAATCGCTTCAACGGCTGCATTCTTAAAAGTAGCCCACCCGTCTGTTGCGTCACCCAATCCACTTGCAATGGCATTTGATATTCCCGTGATCGTATCACCAAGAAGGCCAAATTTATCTATGCTTGTTACTACTTCATTGTCAATAACCTCAAAAAGTAGCCCGGCCTTTTGCGCGAAATTAGTCAGCGTATCAATATTCTTTTGCACCGGGTCAACAAGCGCCGCCATACCTTCAGCGGCCTGCCTTGACTTATCCCGGATATTATCCAACCCTTTCTCGATCTGTTTTAACCCGCTACCACCCTCAACCGCCCCCGGCGTCTGAATAGTTGGCAGGGTCGCGAAGTCTTGGAATTGCTGGCGCGAGCGGCGTAGGGCTTCTAAGTCTATGGGTGGCGCGGCGGTGGGTGCGCCACCGCCCGGCGCGTCCGGCTCTGGTGTTGTTTTTGTTTTCTTGAAAAGGTCGTCTAAGTTTTGATTTGCATCAATAAGTTTTTCAAGCGCCGCCCTTTGATCCTCGTATGCCTTTTTGGCTTTGGCTGCGTTATCTGTAACCTGTTGCTGCCCTTTTGCTACCGCCTCCTGCACAGCCGAAAGAGCTTTAAATGGATTAAGTACAGATTTTGCAGCCGCCTCTAACCCAATTAACCCCACCTGCACAGGCGTTAATTCCGCCTCTTCTTTCAAGTCGGCCATCGCCAACTCTAACTGCGCTATCTTATCGGTCGCCGCTTTTATGGTGGCCACCCGTATTAATTCATCTCGGTATAACTTTGTTGCCTCTGTTAACTGCTCTGTCGTAACCTTTGCGGCGTCAAGTTGTCCATAATATTTTGGGGCAATCTCTTGCAGCCTTTTAAGTATTCCTTCCTTTTGCTCTTGCGTCGCATTCTCTTTGTTAAAAGCCCGAACCAACTGCTCAACCTCTACAATCTGCGATGCCGCCTGCTCTTTGGCCGTCGTTTGGATTTCAGATAATATCTTCGCCTTTTTTGCCGCTTCATCACTTGCTGAAGCGTAAGTTGCGACGGCGGCTGCAAGCGCTATAAATACGCCGATAGCCACGCCTGTAATCGTAGCCTTGGTAGTTGCGTCGAGCGCCTTAAATGCTGTTATAAGCCTGCCAACACCCGTCGCGCCGCCTGCCATTGCGTTTCTTAATTCACCGTTAGCAAATCGGGCAAATTTAGCCATCGCGATACGCGCGTCGCCGTATGTTGTGACAAAAAGCCCGCCTAATCGAATAGCCGGACCGAGTGCAATAGCAAACCCCGCGACAGCAAAAATAGCGCGTTGGGTTTCGGGTGTAAGGTTTGCGAAGGCGTCTGCTACTGTTTCTATAAATGTAGCAAATTTATCAATCCCGCCCTGAATATTAAACGCCTTATTTAGCGCATCTCCAATCCTTGCGGCGGCGGCCTGAATTGATACCTGCGCATTTGTTATACTGTTAGCAATCCCTCCCGCAACTCTTGGGGCTTTTGCTAATTCTTGGGTCAATCTTACAACTAATTCTTCTGCGCTAATATTAAGCGCCCTTAAGCCTTCTGCATCAGCCGTGCCAAATGCGCTTACCATTGCCCGGCTTATTGAAGGCATATTTTCTTTAAGGATTTTTAAGTCCTCGTTTAAAATTTTGCCTTTGCCGATTATCTGGGATATTTGAGTGGTAACGCTATTTAGGTTGTCGGCTGTGCCACCAGCTGCCGCAACGCCGTTAGCGAATTGGGCAATAGTTTCTCTGGCTTGATCCGCTGATAAACCTACCGCCTGAAGCCTTAAAGAGCCTTTTACGGCCTGCTCAAAGTCAATCCCCGGCGCTCTTGCAACTTCTCGCAATTTCTCCAATTCCATGCGAGCTTCTGCGATAGAATACCCGGCACCCGCCATTGTAGCCTCTAACCCTAACTTCAACTTTTCAAATTCCCCGGCCGCCTGCACCGCACCCGCTCCAATAGCCAACAATGGGACAGTTACCCCCAATGTCAGCGTATTGCCGATAGACGCCATGCGATCGGACGCCTGTTGAAGCGAATTGGTCGCCTTGTTAAGTTCACGATTGAACTCACGGGTCGAAAGCCTTAGCGCTACGTTTAAATCAGTTAGTGCCATCTTTTTGCCGTTTAATTTGCTCCGCTATTGCTGCATCCATTGCTGAAAGCATCGGCGCGGCGGCGTTAATATCAATCTCTGCGAACTCAACAACTGTATCCCACGGAAGCGGCCAAAATTTCCGCATGTTTGGCACGGGTTTAAACTTTCCGGCGTTGGCGGCATAGAATGCAATTACCCGCGTAAATTCCGCCTGCGTTCTTTCCTCTGATTTTTTGGCCTGTATTCGAGCGTGAAGAAAAGCGGGCGTAGTCCTCCAAAATTCCGATTCACTCATTCCGGCGTAAGCGGCGGCGGCTATCAGCTTTTGCCAATAGCCGCCTTGCTCTTTTTTTCGCCTTGTTCAGATTCGGGCTCATCACTCGCTGGAATACTAAACGCGTCGTTCATTATACGCGCAAACTTTTCGGCGGCCGTCGGGCTTTCTGCTACCCATGCAGCAACATCGCGCGGCCGGAAGTCCACAACACCGCCGCGTTCACGGATTGGAACTACCAGCGCCGTGTACATCAGGTCCACAATCTTCACAAGGCTGTTACCTGTTACGATGTGGTTTATATCCTCATGTAGCGGCCGTCCGGTAGTTACCTCGTAGTCGTAAGCCAGTCCCATGTCAACCTGTACGGCGCGTTCTTTGCCACCAATAAAAAGAGTAACCTGCATATTTTGTCTGTTAAGATTAGGAAGTCGTGAACTCGGTCAACGCGCCCGATCCCTGAATGGAAAAAGAGAATGTTGAATCTTCATTATCCGGCGTGTCGGCCGAAAGCGAAGTGATGAAGCCAACGCCGGAATAACCCTTGTCGCCGGATACCGTGGACTGGAAAGCAAGCGTTAATTGCGTGCCGTCTTTCCAAGCGGTGTAAAGGGCGCTAAAGCCTTTCGATGCGTCAAAAGCCAGTTTGGCTTCGCCGCCCATTGTCCACGATGTGCGGCCAGCCAAAAAGGCGGCAGCGTTGCCCACCGTGTCTTTGCAGGTGGATTCGCGCGGCTCCATGGTCATCTCGAGCGTGCTGTTTGTTTGGCATGTGACGGCCGTGCTGTCAACATATATTTTAATCAGTCGGCCGTTAACGGTTCCAGTTGTAGGCATGGCAAAAAACTGTTTTTTAAATTAGAGTTGGCCGTTTCCGGCTTTTGTTTTTTTCGTGCCTGTCGTGTCTTGTTTGATCGGGTGCGTACATTCTCCGTAAAGTTCCGCATCCTTTAGTTTGCATGCCGTGTCCTGCGGCACCCAAACTGCTAATCCATTGTCCAGCATCTCTTGGGCGTTGTTAAAGTCTGCAACCGCGCCCGCCGGGATGCCTTTATATTCTTTGAGAAGTTTTAGCCTCATAATGTTTTCAATCTTTGAATAAGCCGCTTTTGAATAATCCTGTACGCCGTTTGCCTCGCAGCCGCCGCGCCTTTCGACCTAATCCTTTGCGGCCGTATCCCCCTTGCGGGTGCGCCACGATCCACAAATCGGAAATAGTACCCATCCACTCGAGCGCCCGAAAACTTACCGCGACTTCCGCCCAACTTCGGCCCTACTATTGCGCCCGGCACCTTTCTAAGGTCAAGATTCAGTATTGATCTGCGAAGGTTGCCCGGGTAATATTCTGCTATCTTTTGTCCGTTTGAATACCTGTAATGTCGCCTGTTATATACTGGTGTTTTTTCGGCTATTTTTTTTGCGGTAAACTCGGCGGCCGGCTTTACGATCTTTTGTGCGTCCTTTTGAATATCCGTACTCCACCGTTCGAGCTGCTGAACAAGCACCTTTGCTTCTTCGTTGAACTTCCGAACATCTATGCTTATTCCGCGCGCCATTATTTCCTCAACATGCAAATTAACTTAGTAAATCGCTTTCTACCCTCGTGTGATATATTCTCAATATCGTACGCGTCGCCCGCATAAAATATTCGGTCTTTTGATGTAACGTTCGCACGGTAGCGCACGGTGAATATTACGGGGCGATATTCTTTTATGGTTTTTCCGTTTACATCCTCCATTTGTCCGGTCGTACTATACTCTACGTTTGCGTACAATGTAACGAGCGGCGACCATGCGGGCGTTTGTTCGCCGTACACCGTAGTACTGTACGTTGGTGTCTGTATCTCAATAATTTGATCGAGATGCCCGATGCGTGTTTTTTTCGCGCTTAGGTTATCCATCAAGTCATTGTTTTTTCGTTGTGCAGGATTAGATTAAACGAGCGGACGCGCGGATCGTTGCTGCCTGAAATTGGCATATCCTCGCGATTTTCGTAAAAGAATGCCAGTAGCAGGCAAATAGCTGTTTTGAAAGTGTCCGGCACGTCTGAAGCCGTCGCGTATCCGGTAGAATATTCGATCGAAACAGCGTTCGGGTAACTTCCTGTTGTAGGCCATGCTTTGTCCGGGTTAATCCAAATACGCGGGGCTTTGCTTACAATGTCCGCCGAATAATCCGATGAAGAAACGGTTTGTTCTGTTCCGGTTTCGTCTTTGTACTTTACGGCGGTTATACTGTTCGCCGGGAAGGATAGTTCGATCTGATACGGCGGAAATCCGTCAAAGTATTCTCGTACCGTTTGAGTAAGTAGTAATTGTCCGCTGTATTGTTCGGCCTTGCGTCGCGCCGCACTAATTAGGCTTTCGATCAGCGCGTTCTCGGCGCTATCGTCCACCTTTAGCCATGCCTTAGCCTCGGATAAGGTTATCGGCTCAACGCTTGGTCCGCTTACTACTTCCCACGTCACGCTTTTCGATTTTAGGCGTTAATTTTTCCGGTGTTTCGTATTGGCTCGGTTGAGCCGGGTCGTCGGCTATCAAATCGACGATCCCGGCGTCAACCAGCCTTTGCTTATGAAATTCCTGAACAATTCCAACTTCTCCGAAATTGTAGGCGTATCCATAAGCCACGCCAGATTTTTTAAATCTGACAAGTGGCATTAGGACGGATACAATTCATCGCACTTACAGAAAGAAGCGGCTTGGCGGATTGCGTGGTCAAACCATGCGTTAACAATAACCTCCACCGTAGCCTCTTTGCCCTTCGTGTAAGGGTTAATAAGGATGTCCACGCCACCGAATTGGCCGATCAGCAAGTCCGCCCAGTTGCCGAACACACCACCATGCAGCACGCTGGTGAATCCACCTTTTGACAGGTTTTTCGGAAGCAGGTTGGATGCGTAGGCTTGGTAGCCGTTCACGCTTGCGTTCATGTTCGGCCCTTCCCAGATGAAGCCGTTACCAGCCACGTCGCGCTTGGTGGTTTTCAATTTGCCAGCCACTTGCGGCGTGAACAGGTAACCGAGGCGCCCCATGTCGGCGTTATCGGCCGCCACTTCGCTCTCGAACTTCACGACAAGTTCCCACGTCAAGTCGCCGCCGTTGGTGCCGATCGTGATGTCGTTTACGCCGGCCAAATTGAAGATACCCGTGTTGTCCGAGTTCGTGAAGCATTCTTCTTCAAGTTTGCGGAACAGGGCTTCATTCAGGCGGTTACGCACAAAGTTCTCCATGTCAATGTTCGACTGCAGAATAACCTGCTTCGACACATCCACAAAGGCCGTGTAACGAACCGGGCGCAACTGCACCTGATCGAACGTCGGGCTGGTTTCGTCGGCGGTTGCAACCTCCGTCTTGCGGCCAACGGCGGCGGCGGCATCGTTTCGCGGGAAGTCCACGTTTCCGGTCAGCCCGGTCAGGTAGGTAGCGCCCAGCTGGCGAACCGTCAAACGCGGGTCAAGGAACGGGATCAGTTCACCAACCTCGGTCTGAACGGTAAACCCGCCAGCCGTGGTAGTACCTGCAAGCATGTCGCGCTTTTCGATCGTGCGCTTGTCGCGCTTTTCGATCGTGCGCTGGTTGGCCACCATGAAGGCAGGCAGGGTGATTGAACCCGTGCCGTAGTCGGTGATCCCGGCTTTGCGCGCTTCCATTTTGCCCTGCTGGTCAATTTCGGCGGAAAGGCCTGTGAGATTCTTACCGTATGCGGCATCGCGCACGGCATCAAACAGGCTGAAGCGTTGCGCCATGCGCTCTTCGCTGTCGCCCCGGTTTTCGCTCTTGATAATGTTCACGGTCATAGGGTTTGCGGCGGTTGTGGTTTCGCTGCGCTGCTCCTGTCCGGTCTTGTAGGTACTGGTTGCCAATTCCAGTGCCTCAAATTCGGCGAAGCGGCGTTCGGCCTCTTGGCTGGTTTTGAGTTGAGATTTTGCGGCTTCAAGGGCTGCTTGATCAGCCTCGCCCCATTGCCCGGATTCGGCCTTAGCCCGCAGATTTTCGATCTGCTGTGCGGCTGCCGCTGCGCTTTGCTGCGCTTCGAGTTTGTTTTTCATAATGTGATAAATTTATTGGCACGAGGCTAAAATGCAGTCGATTTCAGCCAGTTTAGATTTCATTTCAGATTCCTGCAAACGCTTTTTGTACTCATCCAGCGAGCGTTGCGCCGCCGTGGTATCCGGGTTTGCTGGGAAGGTCACGGGCGATGCGTCAAATACGCGCTTGACCTTTGTGATTGTGCGGTAGTCTTTCCCGTCCTTTCGCGTCCATTCAGCGGGCGGGTTTTCGTAATCATATTCCAACTGAAAACCCCAGGAACTTTGGGTAATATCGCCGCGCTCCAATGCCACCCGGACGTTTTCCCCGTTGGGGGAATCGGGCAATTCCGCCTCATAAAAAAGCCCGGTCTTGTCAATGGCTATCCGCGCCGTTCCTGCACTCGTGCGCCCCAAAATCAAATTAGGGTCGTGGTTGAACAGGATGCGAACATCCGACATATCCGCCTCATCAAGTGCGCCCGCCGCTATTTCTTCTGTAAAGAAGCCCATGTCGTAAGGCACGCCGAATTTCAGCGCATAGCCGCGAAGCGTCTTTTTCCCGTCTTTTGCCCGGATTTCAAAATCCGAATTAATATACCTGCGTTCAATCATTGTCGGTCATTTGTGGCGATGCCGCCGGTTGATCTTCTGTGTCCGTCTCTTCTACGTCCGGCTCTTCTACGTCCACCCCTTCAGCCTGCTCAATTTTGCCCTCTAACAATTCAGAAAGCATCCCGACGGGTGCCATATTCTGCTGTATATATCGTTCGTTTCCGTCCGCCATTGTTGGCAGGTTTAATCGTTGCCGCCACTCGTTTTGGGTCATTATCCCGTTCTGGATGGTAGAGGCTATAAGTTGCGCCGTGCTTTGGCTGTCACCCATGCGCACGAATGTATAGTCAAATTGCACGAACGCCCGGCGCTTTTCGCGTTCCAGCCGGGTGAATAGTTTGTAGTTGAACTCCTGCTCAATCTTTTGCGTCCACGTTGGCAGGCAATGCGCGTAAAAATCATTTTCCTGCTGTTCGATGTTTGAGTACGTCGAACGGTCAAGGCTGGAAAGCATGTGCAGCGGTATCTTGAAGATCCGGCTGCAATCCTCAACGCTCAAATTTCGGAAGTCCACCAGCGCGGCCTCTTGCGGCCCCATACTGATTTTCTCGTACTTCACCCCGGAATCCAGCACCATCACCTTTCCCGCATTATCCGAGCCGGAATGGTCGCGGGCGAATTTATCTTGCACACGGTCGCGCTGATCCTTTGTCAGCGACTGCGGAAAGATAATAGCCCCGGCAACGGCCGCGCCATTTTCAAAGAACTGCTTTGTGTAGGCTTGCGCCGATAGTGCCGCCCCTAATCCGTCTTTGTGCGTAAGGGTAAGGCGTTCGCCTTTAATGCCGTTGAACGATACCCCCTTGATATGTATAACCTCATAATCCTGAAGTGTCGCGACAATTTGCAGCCCGCCAAACACCGTGGCCGGCGCCGGGTTGCCCCAAACGTGGTAAAGCATCGCCCCGGACTGGGTCAACTCGATACTAACAATATCGCGCGGCAAAACCTCGAGCGCGTAAGGCGCGCCGGACTGGTCAAAATGGATACGCGCGTACCCGTCACCCAAAAGCGCATTTGAGATCAGCGCCGATAAAAAGTCGAACTTTGAGTAATACCGATGTGGCCGATCAGCGATAAGGTATTGCAGCGGGTGGTTAGGCGTCTTAATGTTGCCCTCGGGCGTGCGCCTGTAAACATCCAGCGGCAACATAGCCACCCCTTCAGAAATATAGCGGATTGCAGACCAAACAGGGCTAAGCCCCAAAATATTTTTGTCCGTCGCGCGGGTGTTGGTTACGGGCGACATTCGCGCATGCTCTATCAGATAGTTTTGGCCGGTAAATCCCCCCGCCGTGCGCTTTTCGGTCGCGGGTGTGCGTTTGAGTGAAATATCGTAACCAAATATCCGCAATACTATATTTTTTGCAAAAGTGCGTACCCTCTAATTAACGCGCGGTAAATAAAAAAGCCCGCCGACTTTCGTCAACGGGCTGCAATACCAACTACACAAAAAAAATCTAAGGCTTTACTAATTTTAGAAGCAGGTGCCTGTTTAGTTCGCCCCGCCTGTATCGCGAAAAAGCCACCTGAAAAGACTCGTAAGTCATGTAACGATTATACCCGCCTGTAAACTTTGCCAAATCACGTTCGGTCTTTTTCCATGCCTCTCGCGGCGTGCAGCCGGACGCAAGGTGTTTGCCGTAAGCCCCGAAGTAGTCAGCGTTTTTCAGCATGGCGTTTTACACGTTAAACCAAATAGGCCTATAAGTTAAAGATACGTTTTTGCTTAAATTGCCTGCCTGGTATTCATTAAAAGCGCTCTGAAATAGATCAAAAGACGTAAATCTACTATATCCGTTTGTGGCATATCGAATCTCTATCTCTAAACACTCCCATGCCAAAATCGAATTACCGTTATTTTCTTTTAATATTTCATTATATCTTCCAAAGTAGGCGTCATTTGTAAAAGGCATTTTACTCATAATATTTTTTTTATTAAGGAATCATACCGATTCTTATTCACAAAGACAAGCGTACCTCACGCAGGCCTGCTCGTAAAGGTCATGATCTTTTACAACTTTTTCCCTTGATGCGCGCCACGCGTCATGTATCACCGATTCGGTAAAATCAAAATCGGGCAAACAGGTCTCCCACCCCGATTTTCCCGCATAATTTGTTACACACGCGCCCCCGCCCATTGTCGCCTCCAGCCACGCGATGTTGGATTTTCCGTCATTGAATACGGAAGGCAGCAGCGGCTTCCACATCAAGTTGATGCCCGCGTTTTTGACATAATCCAAGTACTTAACAATACTTGTCCCCTTCTCCACCTTGTGTTGCGCGCCGGGGCTAAGCGGCCACGGCTTCCAGCCCATCCAATGCCACATATCCGGCTCGTCTTTGATTCGGTCGTACCACCCGGAAGCCCACCCCTGTAATACCACGTCCGTATATTGCGTCGGTTGGCCGCGCCACCCGGCGGACTTGGTGATCGGCGCGGGTTTTTCGGGTAGCCAGTAAAGCGGTATTGCGTTCGGAATCACGATAGCCTTATCCAACCCAATGCTATCTTTAATGCTTTGGGTTGAACACCACAACACATCGGCGGTCACGGCGGCCGTGGCTATCACCTGCTTGCGTTCGGGGTCGTTGAATGTATCGAACGCCGGGTGCATGATCGGGATGTTGAATAGGTCGTCATCATAATCCACGGCGACTTTTACGCCTAACTTTTTGGCCGTGGCGATCATTTCCATTTCAATCGGCTTAGAAGGCCGCGCCAAAATCAGCCAGTCGTACATCATTAGTTCACCCTCCTTGAAGTCCTGTTTGACATCGAAGTCGAAGTTGTTGAAACTTTGGCGCATCGCTTGCAAGGGCTGATACAGCCTCCAATATCCCACGGCTCCGAGTGCGGGCGGCTCGATAATAAGTACTCTCATATTTTTTATTTACAAATTTTTAAAGGGGTCGTCATCTTCAGCCTTTTCTCGGTTCATAACCTGTTTTAAGGCGTCATAAACGACCCATGTGGACAAGATCACAATGGCGGCCATTGCAGAGTAGATAAGCATGATTCGTACAGATTTTCGATAAAGGATTCACCCTGCTCTTTCCACTTCTCGTGGTTGAGCGCGTGTGGGTGGTATAGCAGATCGGGATTGCCGACCATCGCGGTCATATAGTTAATGGCTTTTTTTCTGAACTGCTCGTAACTACGGACAGGGTAGTGTTCATAAAAGAAATCGTCCCGTTTTTCGGAAAACTGGGTGTCAAATTGGTGGCTGCCATAACTAAGCGTCCAAGCATACGGCACCCGCCCGAATACCTTTCTTTGCGGCTCGTGCCATCGTGATTTTCCGTTACAGAAATTGTCGCGGTAGGGAATGGAAAAACTGCAAAAGTAGAACTCGCTGGCATCGGCCAATTCTTCCAAGTATTTGTGCAGATCAAAATCCGGGATCGTGCTGGCTGGCTGCTCATCCGCGTCAATCGGAAATATCCAGTCATGGCCATAATGGATGGCTTTATCCTTCATGAAGTTGTAAACCTCGCGCCCCGGGTAGTTTAAGATATTACTGTTCATGATACTTACAGTAATATCCCCGGCTTCCGCTTTAAACCGCTCCACCTCCTTCATGGAATTGTCAGTAGAGCAGTTGTCTGTAAGGTAAAAGGCTTGTATGCCGATTGCCTGCCATTTCTTTAGTGTTTCGTAAATGATGTCTTCTTCATCTCGAAACATCATGATAGCCGCTGGATTCATGATAAAGGCTTTAGATATTTATAGTCAATGCCGTATTTGAGTAATAGGCTTCGTTACTGGTGGAAGTTGCGGAATTTTATGTAATGGTTTTAATATTACAGTAAACCCGTTGCCGACCTTATCGTCGGTTTCAAGGCAGTCAATTACAAAGAAGCCGTGCGCCTCGCACATATCGCAAAAGGTTTTCGGCGTCCATCGGGAATAATGGCCGTGTAGGTCAATTTCCGGCGCTGGAATGTCGCCCGAATGCCTTAACTCAATTTCTTCGATCGGCGTTAATGGCAGCGCCCGATCAGATTCCAGCGCGTCACGCTTTGGGCAGATAATATAGATATATTTTCGGGCTATCCTACTCCACTCCTTTAGCGCCGCAATCGGATCGAAAAAATGTTCGATAACGTGGCTGCTAATTACGAAGTCGAAAGACTTATCCGCCACCGGGATTTTTGCCCCGTCGGCCACTATATCAACGGGCATGTATTCGCCGCACATTTGCACCTCGGATTGCTTAAACACCGTGTTCGGGTCGTCGGTATAGTCCACATTAAGCGTGTTCAGCCCGAAGGCGTTGTGCGCCGACCCGCCTACCTCTAAGCCTGTGAGGCCGTCCAGCCACTTGTGGGCGTGTTGTGATTCGGGGAATTTCATACTTTTATAATTTTAGAATCCTCTTCAAACAAATACGACCCGCCCGTCCGCTGCTCCCCCCGATCGTGCAACCAAAGCCCGATGGCATTTAGCAGCGCCGCAACAAAGTCAATTTTATCCGGGCTGCTGCCTTTCGACGGTAGGCGGTTTTCGTTGCGGTCGTACTGCATCGCGACGTTGGATAACATCCATCCGGCGACCGGGTTGCCCTCGTGGAGCACTTCACCCCGTAGCATCATGTTTTCAAATACCTGTGCGGCTGGTGACAGGTTGCGCCACGATTGCCCGTAGCTTATCACCCGGATACCATCCTGCTGCAAAAGCGGCGCAAGGTAGCCGGATAAGTGCGGATCATACGCGATGCCCTGCAATCGAAGGTTGCCGCAAATTTGGTTTATATCCTGCCTTATCAGTTCGTAGTCCGTACTATTGTCCGATGTGATCGTTAACAGCCCGTCCGCCGCCCATTGTGTCACGAACGGCCGGCGTTTCCCGTTGCGCTCTATACTATCCTCGGTAGTCCAAAAATATGGCAGGATAAGGTGTTTTTCGTCCGCGTTTTGCGACGGGTAAAACAGGACAAAAGCGTTGAAGTCGTTCGTGTTCGCAAGGTCAAGGCCACCCCAACACTCCCGCGTCTGTATTTCCTCAATCGGTATATCGCCGATGCAGGCCTGCCAAAGTTCGGAATCAATCCAGCCGTCTTTGGCGTTCCATTCCTCGTTTAGGTTCTTCACCCGGAAGTTCTTTTCCGCCGATGCGCCGCCCGTCGTGATCTGGTTAAATTCCATTTGCAGGCCTTCCATTGTGACGGATATACCAAGTCCCGGGTTTGCCTTGATCCAGTTGACGTGGTCTTTCCAGTCGTCGGCCTCATCCAGTTCGTAAATGAACGCCAAAAGTTCCTCGTTTTGGATTGTACCCTGAAGCATATTCTTGCAGGCCTTCAAAAAATCCGAGTTCGGGCCGTTGGGGTTAAATCCGGCCGTTGTGAT